GATTGTTCGTATGAAATGTTAGTTGACATCCAGCCTATAATATTTACTCTTTTACCCTTTGTTATGTTACCTACACCATGCGGGTATATAATTGGAAATAATGCAATCTCTCCAGCTTCTAGTCTTTTAGCTATCTGCCCCATAGGTGTTTGAAGTATAAATTCACCACCTTCATAATCGTCCAGTAGATTTACACTAAAACCATAATCAAAGAAGGTGTTATTTGATTTAGGTCGAGCCTTGAACTCATCTACATGAATATCATAATGATCGTCTTCTACGTACTGATTATAAAAATTTACCGATACGCGATTAGGACAATATACTGTGTCCATGAAGTGTGTGTCGTATAGTTTGTCTGTGATGAGTTTTCGCACTTCGTCTGGTATGTTAAGTGACTCAGTGTTACTCTTCATAACAGAAGTTGGTTGTGTTTTCTTTCCATCACTAAAAGCATGATAATCTTTTAGCTTTTCAGTACATGTTTTAATTTCATATTCATTAAGTATTCTAAAAAAGTACATTTTGTTTCCTTTCATACAAAACAATACAATACAAGAAAGGGTGTGGGGTTTTTGCAGATACCCCACGAAACTGTAGTTAAAGATTACGTGCCAGTAGACACCGTAGCCGATTCAACAGGGTTAACAGAAACGTCAACCATAACAACGTGAATACGGAAACGTAGCGCACTTTCACCAGATGACCCACCATCAAGAATGAGAGCATCAATAGTGTCAGCACTTGTCAGCATCCGTGCATTAGCACCAGATGCACCTACGGCAGCTTCTAGGAATGGAGTGAAACCAGCAGCACATGCAGAACCGTCAACAAAACAGTCTACATCACCACCAGTAAATCCAATGTCCATAGTAATCTGACCATTACCACGGGCTTCTAGAACTTCTAGACACCCAGCAACAATCATGGTATCGGCAGGAACATCAATCAACTGAACGATATCCCCACCAGTGCCGCCATCAGCAGTATCCCAGACGGGAGAAGTGATGACGTAAGGAACAGCAGCATTGGAAGGATGTCCAACAGTGCCACCGCCCGTAACAGTACGATTATAAGTAGCCATTGTTCATTCCCTCCTTTAGCTATCCAAGTCCATCAGACCTTTGAATACGCCTTTGTAGCCAGTGCCTGATCCACGAAGAACTTTACGTCCAAATACGTGAAGACCACGTACAATGTCGGCAAAGCTGTTCGGATCACGAATGACTTCCGTTTTGGCAATATGCGAAGCAGTAACAACTGCAGACATATGACCAAACAGAATCAAGGTGTGTCCAGAGGTTGCGGAGTCGTTGAAGACATGCGTTGCTTCAGAACCTGTCGTTCCAACACCAATAGCGTTAGATTGATACAGGTCAAAACCGTGCAGCTTACGCTCAGTAACTTTACCGTTAAGAAGCGGCGATTCTCCACCACCAGTTACGGACATGTCCATAATCTTGGATGAAGCACCACGTAGCACTTGGTAAAATTGCGGAGCAGCTACAAGCCACCGATTTTCTTCTGGAACATCATTCTTATCTAGTTCCGCTGCAGCCTGTGCTACCAGATCGGCAATTTCATCGCCAGTGTTAGCAGAGGTTGCTTGCGTTGCTAGAGTACCTGAAGGCGTAGCCGCATTGTCTGCAATATTCTTCAGAACATTGTAGTCGTAGGCTTTCTTCAGAGTGTAGGCACCAGACGATGTGGCAAGAGCCTCAAAGTTTAGGTGACTATGACGTTCTTCGATATCATCGACCTTAAAGGCAAAGTAATTGCCTTGGTCAACCACCAACTGAATCTGGTCATCGGCCAGAGCTTCAGTGTTCACGGTGCTACCACGTTGGTAAGCATTGACCGTGATGGTCGGTTCTTTGATGATGTTAACAGTATCCCCGAAGTTCTCAATTTCTCCAGCGTAGTCGGTATTGGTAATAGCTTCCGCTACCGAAGCACGACGAAAGAATTTGAGGACTTTTTGGGAGTAAATGACGGGTACAAAATTACCTGACGGTAGATTGCCGTACCCTGCAGCAGTAGTAAATGCCATGATAATATCTCCTTTATATCATAGACGATTGCTGTTTTCTTACTCTACGGAATCTACAACTCTTCCCTCACGAACTGCTTTGTCGATTTCCTTTTCGACTTTTTCATATTCCCAAGGTTTGAGTCGTGATATTTCCTGAACAGACCAAACCTTTTTATCATCCTGAAATTGTTCCAAAGACATTTTAGAGTTAGTCTTTGTTACAGCTTGCGCTGCGTCATTTCGTGATGTTTTAGATTGTGATCTTTTAGTTGATTTTGATTTATTACGAGGTTTTGGCGTCTTAATGTCGTTATCTGCCTTAAACAAATCAATAACTCTAGCGGCCCATTTAACATCTGTATTATTTTTATAGATGCCATCAGAAATACTAGCAGGTTGTTCGTCAAGCCAACTTAAAAACACATCACTTTCCCTAAGAACTTCAAAATCAGGGTGAAGATTCATGAGTTGTTTTGCGGCAGTTTGAACAACAGCTTCTTGTTCTTTAACACGCAAATCATGAAGTCTTTCTTCAATGTCTTTTACACGTTCGTTAGCTTGTAATGAAGAAATAGTCTCGACAACATCGTAAACATCAGGATACTTTTCCTTAAACTCGCTTAACTCTTCTTCGGTCTTGGGCAACTCTTGTATATCATGTTTTTTTGCCTCTACAGAAAGTTTAGCATTAAGCAGTTCTTTCTCTTGTTTCCATTCGTTCAATTTATTATCATAATGACGTTTTAAATCATCATAACGTTTCTTGAAGTCGTGAGTTTGTTCTTCACCTCTCTTAGAAGC